AACAGTTTTATACTTTCCCGTTAAAGTTTACAGAAAAAACAGACTTAGAGATGAGGGCATTTTCTTCTTCAGGGTCGGTTGACTTTAATGTCTCCGCGTCAATGGAGTTTGTTTACATTCAAAACGGGAGTGACTTGTAATGGCTACGACCAAAGACGTTAAACGCCTGCCGTCTGGCCGTATTAGTTACCGGGGAGAGACTTTTGCAGGATATAACAAGCCAAAACGCACACCCGGTAAATCAAAGAAAAGCGCAGTCCTTGCCAAAAGGGGGTCTGACGTTAAGTTGGTTCGCTTCGGCGATCCAAGCATGGCAATTAAAAAGGATCAACCGGGACGTCGAAAGAATTTTAGAGCGCGTCATTCGTGCGACACCGCAAAAGACAAGTTCAGCGCCCGTTACTGGTCCTGCAAAGCTTGGTGAGGAAGAAATGCGAGTAGAAGACGTCTTGGCCAAACTGGAAAAGCACGAAGCGGAGTGCAATCTGCGTTATCAGCGGATCGAAGAAAAGCTTACAGAACAAAAATCGGCGTTAGACCGGTTGGACATCAAAATTTGGGGCTTGGCCGTTCTTATTCTTGTGGCTCCGTTGGTCCATAAATTCTGGGGAGTTTGATGAGCCTTGCTTTCCTGAGACCCTCGTTAGAAGTCGAAAAGGCAGTTTATCACGAGCTGGTGGACTGGTCTTCTACGGTCTTGGAAACAGCAAATCCCTACTTCAACAACCTCCCACCGTGCCCTTACGCACGACAAGCTTGGCTAGATGGTCGCGTGGCGGTCATCTTCAAGTATGAAAACAACAAGCAGTCGTTGTACAGCACTGTTTCGCAGTTTGATGACAACTTCGACGTCGCAATCATCGTTGACTTCAAGTTTGACGAAGACCCTGACCAGTTTCATACCTATCTCGACGAGATGAATGACGTCATTGCTGACGGAATGTTCATTGACCGTGATATTTGGGTTATGGGTTTCCACCCGCATGACGAGGAGAGCGAATTTGTCAGCGAGGTCGAACACGGCTTTGAGCCGCAGATTGATGCGGAATATGCAATGATCTTCGTCCAGCGTTTGTCCAAGCTACAGGAAGCAGCAGACAAGTTGGATAAAAAAGGCTATTATGATATTTATAATGGCCGGTATAACGCCCGGGACATCTTCGAAAAACGGCAAGGGCTTTACAGGAGACTGAAAAATGGCGATGAAACCTAAAAAAACACAAGAGATGGGCCGCCGTGGACGCGGCGCAGGTGCGGTGCGGGATAGCGGTCGTTCCGCCCTTTCTAAGAACCCGAGGTTCTCCGTATCTGATATGGAACTTTTGGAATCTATGCTCCCCGATGAGTCCGCAATCTCAGAGTTTAGAACGCAGATGTCCGGGAGTGCGAAAAAGATGCGCGGTGGCGGCATGGTCAAGAAAATGAAGACCGGTGGCGCAGTCAAAAAGATGCGCGGTGGCGGCATGGTCAAGAAAATGCGTGGAGGCGGCGCGGTGAAAACCTCATGCGCCGTGCGTAATGCGTAATGGCCAAGCAAGGACTATACGCAAACATCCACGCAAAGCGTAAGCGCATTGCCGCTGGCTCTGGCGAGAAGATGCGAAAGCCCGGAAGCAAAGGCGCTCCGACGGCTAAAGCATTTAAACAGTCGGCAAAAACGGCAAAGAAGAGTAGGAAAAGGTCATGACCACGTCGGGCAGCAAAAATTTTGAGCTAGACGTCGCCGATTATGTCGAAGAGGCGTTTGAACGGTGTGGGCTTGAGGTCCGCACGGGCTACGACTTGAAGACGGCGAAGCGTTCGCTCAATTTGATGCTGGCCGACTGGGCAAATCGTGGCCTTAACCAGTGGACGATTAAACAGCGGACGCTGTCTTTGGTCACTGGAGACGGCGATTATAACCTTGGTACGGACGTTATCGACGTTTTGTCGGTGATTATTCGTCGGGATGGGACAGATTACTCGCTCGAACGACTGAGCCGGGACGAATACTTGAATATTCCGACCAAAACAACGCAAGGTCGCCCAAATCAGTTCTTTTTGGACCGTCAATTGACGCCAAATTTGAAGATTTGGCCTGCCCCAGAGAACAATACGGACGTTGTGATCTACGATGCGCTTACCCGGATGGATGACGCAGACGTATATACAAACACAATGGACATGCCTTTTCGGTTTTATCCCTGTTTGGCCGCCGGTTTGGCCTACTACATCGCGTTAAAGCGCGCTCCGAACCGTGTTCAGATGCTAAAGGCGGTCTACGAAGAGGAATTTGATCGTGCGGCGACGGAAGATCGGGATCGGTCGTCCTTCAATGTCGTTCCGAAGTACGAATACTACAGGGCGGGGTAAATGGCTAAGTTTGCTTCCGGAAAAGATTCGTGGGCAATATCTGACCGCTCCGGTTTTCGTTACCCTTACAAGGTAATGAAGCGGGAGTGGAATGGTTTGCTTGTGGGACCGGACGAATATGAGCCAAAACACCCGCAATTGGGCCCGTTTCGCAAGGTTGTAGACCCGCAAGCCCTTCAAAATGCCCGCCCGGACTGTGTAGAGCCGCTTGATGTGCCTGTCGGAGGCGGTGGGTTCCCTTATCGTGGGGTTGATACGCAAATGATCGGCTCTGTGGGCCAAGTGACGGTGGTGACGACATGAGCTTTACGTATGGTCAGCTAAAAACCGCAATTCAGGACTACACGGAGAACACGGAAACCTCTTTCGTGAACAATCTCCCTATTTTCATCCGTGCCGCGGAAGAACGCATCTTGAAGATGGTTCAACTGGCTCTTTTTCGTCGTAATCAGACGGCGACACTGACTGCAAGCAACCCATATTTGAACGCGCCTAGTGATTTCTTGGCTCCCTACTCGTTGAGCTATGTTGATGGCAATGGCGACAAGAATTTCTTGGATTTCAAAGACGTCAACTTTGTGCAGGCGTTCAATCCTGACGCTTCGGACACAGGAGCGCCTCGTTACTACGCTCAGTTCGACATTAATAACTTCATCGTCGGCCCTACGCCGGACAGCAATTACGCTGTTGAGCTTCACTACTTCTATCGCCCTGCAAGCCTGACCGCAGGCGCAGACAACGGCACAACTTGGCTCAGTGAGAATGCCGAGCTTTCGATGCTGTATGGCTCGTTGGTTGAGGCTTATATTTTCATGAAGGGCGAGCAAGATGTAATGGCTCTTTATAACCAACGCTTCCAAGAAAGCCTGATGGGCTTGAAGATGTTTGGTGAAGCGAAAGAGGTCACACAGGATTACCGTGTTGGCCAAGTAATAAGGCAGAAACAGTGATGTTTAAGTTGAACTTTGAAATGCCTGAAGAACCTATCGTAAAGGTTCACACGACTGAGGGGCGTGGTTTTACGCCTGACGAGGTGGCGGAGCGTTGCGTCGACAAGCTGATTAGCGTGTCTGACAGCGCACATCCAGCGATCCGCGAACAAGCGCGGGCGTTTAAAAAACACATGCAGGTGGTTGTTGCGTATTACATGCGAGAAGCTATTCGCAGCGACCGTACCACTGTGTACAATGCCTTGGTAGATGCAGGGCATCCTGAACTGGCTGACGCGATAAGGAGACTTTAAAATGGCGATCACTCAAGCAATGTGTACGTCATTCAAGCAGCAATTGCTTGAGGGACAGCACGACTTCCGCTCTGGCGGAAACACTTTTAAATTGGCGCTTTATACAAGCTCCGCAACTCTTGGTGCAGCAACCACCGATTACAGCGCAACGAACGAAGTTTCGGGCACTGGTTACTCGGCTGGTGGTGCGGCGTTGACAAACGTAAACCCGACAAGCTCTGGCACGACGGCGTTTACCGATTTCAACGACCTGACCTTCTCGGCGGCGACGATCACGGCCAACGGCGCGTTGATCTACAACACGACGACGGGCGGCGGCTCGGGCACGACGGATTCGGTTGTTGTTCTGGCCTTCGGCGGCGACAAGACCTCGACTGCGGGCGACTTTACTATCCAGTTCCCTACTGCGGACGCTTCTAACGCAATCATCCGCATCGCCTAAGTGTTTATGACCCATGGCGATTGTAACGGGCTGGGGACGCGGAACATGGTCCCAAGGAACTTGGGGCGAACCGATCCCGGTAATCGTCACGGGAGAGGCCGCTACAGGTGCGGTCGGAACCGTTGCAGTAGTCGCAGAAGCCAATATACCCGTCACTGGTTTGCAAGCCAGTGGCGGGGTTGGTTCTGTCACGATCAATGCGGCAGCGAATGTTGCCGTCACCGGGCTTGAGGGCACTGGCCAGCTCGGCTCTGTCACTGTTGCAGCTAACGCAGACGTACCGGTTACTGGCCTAGAAGCCACCGGCGGCGTTGGCAGCGTATCTATTGTTGCCCAAGCAAACGTATTCCCGACTGGCGTAGCGGGCACCGGAGGGGTTGGTTCTGTTACGGTTAAGGCCGATGCCGAAGTTCCTGTCACGGGCCTTGAAGCTACGGGCGGGGTGGGCAGCGTATCAATCGTTGCGGAAGCAAACGTATTCCCCACAGGCGCGGAAGCCACTGGTAATGTCGGCACGGTCGATATTTCCGGCGATGCGAACGTTCCGGTTTCTGGTATTGCTGCCACAGGTGGTGTCGGAACTGTTACCGTTGATGCCGCGGCAAATGTCTTCCCGACGGGTGTTTCGGCAACTGGCGAGCTTGGCAGCGTTACGGTCGACGCGCAGGCAAATATCCCTGTTACGGGTATTGCTGCCACAGGTGGCGTTGGCACTGTTACAATAAACGCTGCGGCTAATGTTATCCCGATAGGCGTTGCAGCCATCGGTGAGGTTGGCACGGTTGCGATTGAAGGTAAGGCAACGGTTGTTCTTACCGGCGTAGTTGGAACGGGCCAAGTTGGAACGGTCACCACCTCTGCTGATGCGAACGTTCCAACAACAGGCTTGGCTGCAACAGGAAATGTTGGTATTGTATCAATTAAAGCTGACGCTGATGTATCTATTTCTGGGGTGTCGGCCACTGGGTTTGTGGGCTCGGTTTTTGTTTGGAGTGAAATCGATCCAAACCAAACGCCGAACTGGTCTGTGGTTTCACCCTCACAAAGCCCCGGCTGGTCGCCTGTCACACCATCGCAGTCCCCCGGATGGACAGATATAGCGGCGTAGGAGAATTAAATGCCGAGTACATACACAACGCGAAATGGTATCGAACTAATTGCAACCGGCGAACAGTCGGGTGCTTGGGGTAATACCACGAACCTAAACTTGCAAATTATCGACCGTGTCTTGTCGGGCGTCGGCACGATTGCTTTGTCCGGCACTACTCATACGCTGACCACGACTGACGGCACCTTGTCAGATGGTATGTATAAAGTTCTAGTTTTGGGCGGTTCGCCGTCTGGAACCAACACAATCACCATTTCTCCGAACAGCGCGCAAAAACTTTACTTTGTGTACAATAACTCTGGACAGAGTGCGGTGTTTACACAGGGTTCCGGCGGAAATGTCACTGTAGCCAATGGCGACAGCAAGATCATTTATGCTGACGGCGATGGTGCGACGGCAGCGGTGAGCGATCTAACTGCAAACCTTGCGATGTCGAGTGTTTCGATCACGGGCGGTTCTGTCACGGGCATTACTGATTTGGCGGTTGCAGATGGCGGTACGGGTGCGTCCACGGCGGCAGGCGCTCGTACTAATTTGGACGTAGACCAAGCGGGCACTGCGGTGGCGCTTGCTATTGCATTGGGATAGGTAGATGGCAAACAGTTTCAAACGCAAACTTTCCCGCTCAATCGGCACGTCGCTTACGGCAGTTGGCAGCTACACGGTAGGTGCTTCTACTGAGGTGACGGTGATTGGTTTGGTGGTATCGAACACGACGGCTTCTCAGGTCTTGGTTGACGCGACGGTCAATGACGGGTCGAACGACACGTATTTGATTAAGCAGGCACCGGTTCCGAGCGGTGGTTCGATTGTTATTATCGGCGGCGACCAGAAGGTTGTTTTGGAGACAAACGACAGCTTGAAGGTCAAGTCGGACACAGCTTCTTCAGTCGATGTTGTTA